ATTAATAAAAGTTTCAGTAAGGGAGATATGCTCGATATTATGAGAGAGTTTAACATAGATATACCGAACTCTAATAATATGGATAAATTACAGCTCAGCGTTAAGTTGTGGGCTTATATAAATAATCAACCAGAAATTAAATCTGATACTGAAATTTATGATATTGAAAATAAAGAAGAATTACTAAATTATTTATCTACTAAAAATCCTGATAAATTATTATCAGTAAAAGAAAAAACGAAATTAATGACCTTTTGTAAAGAGGTTATAGTTTACTGCAATAATGGATTTAATATTGATTGTTCTTCTTTTAATAGTATAGAAGAGATTCATATTCCTTGTAATGATATCGCGATCCATGGAGATATACCTTCCGTAAGACGTGCTATTAAATTATTAAATAATGATCCTAAACTTAAATATAAGATAGAACCTATTATATCTAATAAAGTTAAAATACAATTAGAATTAAAAAAAAAACATAAGGTTAAAAAATATTACGGATTAATTAGTAAAGAGGGTTCTTTTATTCTCTCGTTTGATTAACACCTAAGAACTCCTCGCAGTCCTCAGGTAAGAATGTATTACTATTTATATCTTCAGTTATTTTTTCTAAATATTTAATATTTACGTATACCTGTTTTATCATGCCTTTCTCTTTATGATAAAAGTCAGATACTCTATACTCTCCTTCTCTATAATTCCATACATATAACCCGTTAGTAAATAAAAAATAAAATTTCCATTTTCGAGGGTCTTTCTTATGCATTAGATACTCTAATTTATTATATCCGAAAAAGGTCTCGTCATATTTATCATAACTATTATATCTACTTTTTAATTCAGCTACTATTTCGGTATTTCTAAAATCTACCTGTTTTTTATTATTTTTATAGAACTTGAATATATCAGTCTTATATACATGCTTATTTAAAAAGTAAACTACTAATTTCTCATTCTTAGCCCCATTCTTTAAATCTTTAATCAATTGGTATCCCATTATAACTATAAAATATTTTTTTTTTAAGTAATTTAAACTTAATTATAGATATTCATTCTTCTTTTTTAATGTAAACATTCTGAGCCATTTCGGTACTATGACCCATTACCTTAGCGTCCTTCTCCATTTCTTCCTTTACCTTACCATACTTAGAACTTAAATAAATTTTTCTTAACATGGTTGTAGATATTGACTTCCCCATTCTTTTCTTAGTTTCTTTAAGGAGGAGCTGACTTAATGCATTACGAGATAGAGGTTTACCTGTGCTACTTTTAAATAAAACTCCCATACCATTAATACGAATATATAGTCTTAAAAGTTTTTCTAAATCTTTTGGTATATCTATATCTAACTCTTTATATTTAGCTGAGGTCTTATAATTATTTAGAACCATAAACATACTATTTTTATTGATAACTAAATAGTTCTTTTCTTTCTTGTCTTCCTCTGATAATTTATTATATGATCTCTTATTGATTGCCTCCATACCAGCGAGATCATTTCTCATAGGTAATCGGGTATAAATATTGAATAAAATATATGATTGTAAAAGTGCTTTATCTTTAGGAGTTAAATCCTCTTTCTTCTTTATCTTTCTATTTTTAATTTCAGTAGCCATATCATTTATCATGTTGTTAACTTCTGATATATCTACGAAATTATCTTTTTGTTTATCGCTTATAATTCCCGTTGCCTGTTCTTCTTCATATTTTTTATTTAGTGTATCTCTTAACTCTATATATTCCTCTATTAAAGGGTCTTCCTTCTTTTCTGATACAGCCATTAAATAAACTATAATCGCATTATAATAATTTCTCTGAGTTGTATAGTGTAAATCTCCTATTTTTTCTTTTACATTATCAGGCTTTTTAAGAAAAGAAAAAGAATCTGATTCTAATAGTTTCTGTAATTTTAACAGGTTAGAACTATACATTTTAATAGTGCTATCTTTTGCATTCGGGCGAGATTTTTTCAACGTTTCCATTAGATTATCTTTATTACTCATATTATATTTTAGTATATAATAAGATTAAAATATAAATTTAAAAAAAATAATAAAAAAGTCTGTAAGGTCTGTAAAATAAAAATGATAAAAAGTTTATTTCTAATATGAATAATTATATCTCTTCATACTTTATTTTAGGGTTTTGCTTTTATTTTATTTATTTTTACAGACTTTATAGACTTTTAGAAAATATAGATAAATAAAATGATTATTAATTACTGAAATATAACGTCAACTTTTCCGTCAACAATAGTCATGATTTTCTGGACCATAATCCAGCACCGAGAGACGTATGGTTTCTGAGCGTCTTCTAATCCGCTTAATTTAGAATGAAGTTCTAAACCTCTGCTATCAACACGAGCCCCGTCATTAAATCGGTATGCAGTATAGAACTGCTGACCGAGGAGTTGGTCTTGATCGGTGCCTCCTACACTATGCCCCTCGAACTTGTTATCTTGGATAGAATAACCCTGACGAGCATACATAGCACGGGCTATGTGAGGGACTCCTCCTTCTGCGTCTTGTAATCCGTGAAAGTGAAGGGCGGAGTTTGACCTATCAATTGGATAGAGAAATTTATCATTTTTCTTGAAGTTAGCGGTAAGTTTTCCGTATGTCCCCTTCCCCGAACTTTCAGGGGCTACGGAGCGGTAATCGCATAGAACAGATTTAACAGGTCCCGAAGCTGTAATTAGTTCAGAAGTAATACCTACTACTGCTTTACTAACTACACGACCAGCACCTCCTACATTACGAATCTGGTTCTCCCAGTCGGACGAAGAAGCGAGAGTAGTCTTAGTTAGACGGGGTTCCATGAATGAATATGAATATCCTACGTCTGACTTTCTGTATGCTTCCATTTCTTCGCCGTCCAGCATAGTATAGTCAGCGATTAGACGGGTTTCTTTTGTATTGATTGAGAAATCTTTGGTAAGGTCTCCACCAGAGGCGATAGATACTCGCTTCTTAGGTGTTGTAAATGTAAGTTCTAACTGAACGTCTTCCATGATTGTAAAGAGCGGGAGTTCATTTCCCTTAAGGCAAGGCACGAGGTCGTCTAACCGAATAGAGAAAACTGGCTCGTTGCTTAACTTCATGAAATCCCATACAGATTGGTTAGTATCGGTAGAAGCTGAAGTGTCTACTACCTTCTCCTTTCCATTATCAATAGTAATCCGAGAACTTTCTATTACTTGTCCGTCTTCATACGCTACACCCATGGAGAGAGCTCTACCCGATAAAAACTGCTCTCTTTCCTTGATTACCGATTGATCCATAAATAATGTTTCGTAGGCGTGTAGGTGTCCCCAGTCCTGTACCTCGCAGATAGTTTTACCTCCTACCCTGAATGTTGCTCTCTCTATAAGAGCCCCTACTCCTACCGATAGAGGATAGAATGAATCAGTAGAGGGGTCGTTTAAAGAGAATGTAATACGAGAACCTGCATTTAATATCCCCTTGTTCTCGAACTGAAATCTTAGACTCGTGTCCGAGTGAAAAACGGGCTCTAAAATTGACGTATCAGTTCGGGACGTAGGGTCTGTTTCTTGGGCTCCTGCTCTTAAAAAGTCTGGTTTAGTGAATTGGCTCATTTATATTTATAACTTAATAAATATAAAAATTTTAAAAAAAAAAGTTAAAAATTTAAGTATAGATATTATATATTTACGAAATAACCTGAACCTGACCGCCGTTGAATAAAAGAGTATTCTTATGGTGGACGAAAATGAAAGCACTATTAGGATTATTATCGCTTAGAGCGAGATCCATTTGCAGTCCCCATGCGTCCTGAGAGAAATCAGCTCCGTCCGAACCTAATACGTCATACGCTACACCTACGCCGTAAATCGCTCCTCCTTCCGATACTGAGAGATCATTAGTAATGTATGATTTATTAGTTGTAATAGGAGAGACGAGAGTATGACTAATCTTTCTGAATGGTAGAACTGAGTTCATAAAGTTTCTGATTACCTGAGGGTCTACCTGTTGAGTATTACCATTCTTGAAGGACGTATCAATATTATAATCAAGAGGATATCTCATTCCGCCCTTTGTAAATACAACCTGAGAAACGTCAGCGATAGCACCAGAAGAATCCAGCGGGTTAATAGTCATAAGACTATTTTGGTCTAAGTTATTTAGATAATCAGAAGGTATGAAGTTAACCATAGTTGACGATACACGATTAAGACCTAATGAGAAATTTAGATTAGCATTCGTAGAGTTAATAGTAGTATAATATCCAGTAATAGAATTATATTCCAGAGGCATAGGCTTATCTGGTACCTCGCTATTTAATTCAGCTACTAATTTAAGGTCTGTAAGTTCATAGAAAGCATTTCCTAAATTTCCACCAGTAGCGTCTCCGTTTTGGTCGAACAATACCATAGAGTCTGGGGCGAGGTGGATAGATAGAGATAGACCCCCGATTCCTGTCCTGCTACTTAAATTTACGCCTCGGGTTCCGAGTAGGAGTCCTGTCGGGATATGAATACAGAACTCGTTAGAATTTGCTCCGCTTCCTTCTTGCATGACCGAGTATTGCTGTCCGTCTAATGAAGGCATAGTTAGACCCATGGTTCCGAATTGATTGACGAGTGCTTTCTCGTCATTTACAACTGAATACATGGAGGCATAGAACCTATTCGCATGTCTAAGGTGTTCTATTGTGGATTTACTACGTGCTGAACTGAGGACTACTTGGTCTATAACTGAAAATACACCTAAACGACTATCCATAGATAATCTTCCATTAGTGTTAACGTCTCTTGAGGCATTATCGTATGCATGAAAGCGACCGCATAGACGGATAGAGCGAGGGATTAGCATAGCTTCCTGCTCTGAAATCTGAAAATCAATAACGGGTCGTCCTTGCTTATATGAATGGGAGGCATTAGTATTGGCTGGTAAAATCTCAATGTAGCGATTACTCATTTTATAATATTTAATATATAAATATTTTAAAATAATGAAAAATAAAAAAAGATTATTCTTAAAAACTCTTAAACTATTACTGAAATATTATCTCCTCTGATTACAATACGTCTTAAATGATAAACGATATTATTCCAGAGTTTAGGTTTAGTCGGAGCGGTTCCCGTGTAATTGACTTGAAGGTTAAAATCTTTATTGCGTGTATCGTATACTCCTTCTACTCCCATGGTGGATAGACTGAGAGCTCTTCCGATTACGAAGTTGCGATTAAAATCTGCGAGAGACTTTACATTAATACCACTTTGGACGAGAGCCTTCTGAAGTTCTATAATTGGCTGAGCTGAAATACTGGTCTTAGAAGACGTTTTTTTGCAGTCCACGGGGCGATTTGGTTGAAGCCTCCCGTCATAGACCCATTGAAAGTCCTGAACGTTGTCGGATATGCCTCGAAACTGGTCTCCTGCGAGTAGTTGCCCGTCTTCGTCTGCGGTTGCTCCTACGTCATAAGTTCCCTTAGATCCGATACGTTCTTTACTATCATACGCGGAGCTATCCGTTGGTACAGAAAGAATAGCCTTCGCCCTTGATTGACTTAGAGGTAGTCTAATATTAGCTACGATATCTCCTACATTTTGAGAATATTTATAATTAGATACTGAAAGAATATCATTCTGAATAGAACCTCTTTCCTTCATAGTAGATAGTAAATCATTAACATAGTTAGAGCCCATGTCTACCTCTTGGACGACTAACTCTACATTACTAAAAGTATATGAAGCGTCATAAGCACCAGAAGGAGAATCAAGAACACTATCAGAATACATAAACCATGACTTAGAAGCGATATCATGCCCCGAGTTATTGCTTCTTGCGTCTTTGAGAGTAATCTTTAAAAGACCTGAGGTTGACCCCGAACCTGCTTCTATGCTTTCTATAATGGGGTCGTCGCTGAATCCTGCTACCGAGGCGTTATTAGGCGATACGAAGTTGACCTGTTCGCCTACTACGAAACCGCATGATTTCGGGACTAATTGAGAGTTAACGTCTGCCTCTAAGTAAAATACGTTTGTAGAGGAGCCATTAGACCAGTTATCAGGAGCGTCCTTAGAACCATTAATAGAATGAAATCTCGGGTTAAGGCGATATTTCTTATGACGCGATACATTATCTAACTGAGTAAGGCACTTCGGACCCTCCTCAAGTGATATAACGATTTCTAATCCAGTATACATATTAGCCCAGATTTTCTGACTTCTGAAAATGCCTGTTTCTAATGGTAGGCAGAGCTTACATGATAAATAGTTATCATTAGTAAAAGTATCAGTAGCGGTTTTATCTCCGCCTGTAAATGTTTCCTTAGAGTATGGGTTAGTATAGGTATCAGCAGTTTCGGAGCGGGTAGTTCCGAGGGTGCCTCTGGTTTCAGGTATCCAGATAGTAGCTCCTTCGGTCATGGCTCTCTTTTTCTTTTCGCTATCATTAGTATCATAAT